CATTAACTTGCGCTTCTTGCTCGATCAAATCTCTATTAAACTGATTTTCAGATTGTATTGCTGCCTTTTTAGCAGCTACTCGTTGAAAGCGTGCAACAATTTGGTTAAAGATAAAATCTTTACGGCGTACCATTTTTTCGCGCGCTATTCTCTTTTCTTCAATTTCCTCAGCCTGTGCCTGCGATGCGGCAAGCTCCATGATCACAGCGCCTAATGCTTCATTTTGAGCGTTAATCTTACTAAATTGACCACGACTAACATCAAGTTGGTCTTGCGTCAAGTCTGCAATTTTTTTATTAGCGGGATCTGATGGAATTTCGTTAGCCATTGTTTGTTTTTACTCGTTCGTTTTCCTTTTTAATGTATTCTTGTAAAAGTGATACGTAGATTTGCCTTTCCCATGGAAGCATATTATCTAATTCAGTTAAACTATATTGGTGATGTTGCATCATTGAAAAATTTGTTTGATAATGATTAGCCAGAGAATCATGCGAAAGGCCTATTAAAAAAAAGATTGTAAGCCTGTGGCAGTGATTTCATTTTCGTGGCCGCACGCACTACATTTAAATTTTATCACTTTACGTAATTCGGGTTGATTAGACATAAAGTCTTGAATAAGCTCTAAGTGTTTATGAGAAAGTGAATCAACAAATTGAGCCATTTCTTTCTCTGATGTATCATCTGTCATATATAAACCATTTGAATCATATATTGATTCAATACATGCTGCAACTGATTTTGTTAAAGAGTCTTCATTCTTTTCAAGATTTGAAAGTTCTCCTACTTTATCAATAGATATTGGGCGAAGGGTAATTCCAATGGTGTCTGTTAATTCAATTTTTCTCTCTGATTCTTTTTCAGGAAATTGCACATTGATTTCAGAAAGATCAACACTTACTGAATTAACTTCTCCGCACTTACTACATTTAAGAGATATATCGCTTACTTCGCCAACTGACTTTACACGAAGTTGAAGAAATAAGTATTCTAAATCGTACGTAGTTAGGTTTTCTAACTTTAATACATTAAACGTACAAGCGCTAACAATTTCTTTTAGTGCTTTTATTGTTTGAGAAGAGTCCTGTGACTCTTGCGCTATCATTAAAATCTTTTCTTCTTTTACAAGGAATGGTCTAAACTCGACCTTTTCTTGTGTAGATGGTACTACTGTTGTGTACTTTGTTGTTTCTAATACTGGTAATGGCATAGTTTTATAATAATCTGGTTATTCCTCCAATCGCGTTTTTAATTCCAGAAAGGGCTGAGGATACTCCTCCTTCTGGAACAAAGTCTTCGTACGTCATAGTAATTGACAACTTTTGTATGCTATCTTGTGCAGAGTTATTTAGCTCAACTGATTGAACAGATACAGGATAAGCGTTTCTAAGTGTTATACCATAGACAGGTACATCTTTCTCGTTTAATTGTTGTATTGTTACATCCCTTTTATACGTAGAATCATAATTTAATTTAAACGTGTCAGGATTAATAACTAAAGAAGTCCATTTATCAAACATCTTTTTCATATAATAGTCATTCGTTAAGTGAAAGACAAACGTCACATCTTCATTAAAATAGCTATTTGCAACTTTAACTGATTGTCTAAAGTGCGAATGCTCCATAGTCTGTATTTGTCTTCCAGGTATAGAACAGCTTTCGCACAATAAGCCAATATCACGAGGATCATTGATTAACGATTTAGGATTAAAATTGCCTGATATCGTGCTAATCGCAAGGTCTTGTAAATTGATATTAAGCAAAGACTGGTCTGGCGGTGACATAAAAACAGCAAACCTATTTGTTTTTGCTAATCCACCACGCTTGCCTATTGTCGATTTAAAACTATCGATTGATCCTGGTGAAACTGCTGATGCTATGTCTGTAAATAATCCCATTAGATTGCTTTCCTTGAATCAGTCCAAACCTGATTCTTATTTTTTTTCTTAAAGTTTTCGGTTGGCATAAACAAAACGGTTTCCCATTCGCTGGCAGGTACCTCAACCATACGTGATCTTACATGCTCGCTTAAATAATGTTTGAAACAAGGGCCAAACATCTTCAATTTAGAAGCACCTTTTAAAAGATTATATGATAGTCTTAAGCGAGTACTTAAATCGTATTTTTTATTTGTAGAATACTCTGTAAGTCTATCAAAGAAAAGAGCGCGCTGTTTATGAGGTAAATAGTGTAAGTTCAACCCATAAAAACCTCCCTTTGCTTTTTCTACCATAAAGATAAGAGGGAATCTATCATAATAAGGCAATGTCTTCTTATGCTTTGGATCATAGAAATAGCAAAACATACGACCAGGTAAAGGACGACTACGAGTCTTAAGATTATCGTCCCTTAAAAGATTTTGACGATTGATGGTCTTCATGCCTTGTAATTGACGCCTAAACCAATCCAAAGATTTTTCAGTGTTCTTTTCGACTCCAGCCTTATACGCTTGAGATTGTAGTCTATCTATATATGATACTGCCATAACTATATTTATAACTATGTGAGCAGTTTTATGCCAAGCGATTTCAAAGTCGTTTCGTCCCAAACCTGAAATGTCATACCATTTCGATGAGCAAATTCAGTAGCAGCTTCCCACTTTGATACGTTTTTTACGTAAGTCATTACCTCGTTTAAGTATTTTTTTGTTTTACGCGATCTTTCTTTAGGTGGCTGAGTTTGTTTTTTTGGCTTAATTTCTATCAAATAGCATTTACCATCTTTCATCCTTATAAAGAGATCTATAAAATACCTATGCATCTTTCCGTCAGTCTTGCATTTATACGAAACTATAACCTCTTCACTATTCCATCCAACGATATCTTTATTATTATCACACCACTTAAACGCCTGTCTTTCCCAATGTGATCTATACGTTATGTTAGAGAAATCTCCTTCGTATTTTTTTAAGTTCTTTGGTTTAAATTTTCCTTTGTAGTATTTCATTCAAGTATTTGTATAAATACTATTTATAATGAGTATTGATATCATAAAAAACATACGAAGTGGGGCTAAAGATGGTTTTAAAGCGGGTAAAGCTACTCTTACTAATTTTTTAGGTTCGAGTGATCAAGGTTCGGGAGGAGGAGGGAATGCTGCTTTAATATTCCCTCCTTATATAAGAACTCAAACGGACCACTTACCTCTTATTGAATTCACCGCGTACGAAAGGAATCCTTCTCCTGGAAATCTAAATGGCAAAAAGAAACCAGGCACGGGTTTTCATCGCATATATCTTCCAATTCAGTCGGGTCTTACCGTTGGTGATACATCAGCTTATAACACTATTAACGTAAATGGTGCTGGGGCGGTTGTTCAAAAGTTGTTAGAAGGTGAAGGAACTGTAAAGGAAAAGCTAAGTTCTAATGCAAAAGGCGTTATGGATGCTATCGATACAGTTGCTGCAAAATATATCCCTGGAAGTTCCGGTGACTACGTTGGGTTAAGATCAGGTAAAATTTTTAATCCAAATACTAATACAAGCTTTGAAGGTAATGGAATTCGCACCTTTGATTTTTCCTTTAAACTGGTAGCAAAGAGCCAACTAGAGGCTGAAATGATTCGAAAGATACATGAAACATTTCGTTATTTTTCTTATGCTGATTTGAATACTGAATCTTCAAACCTCTTTCTTTCTTATCCATGTCCATGGACCGTTCGGTTTGTCGATATGAGCACCGGAGATGAGAATCCTTATATACCTGGAATTTGGTCTTCGTATTTAACTGCTGTCAATTCCAACTTTAATTCAAGCGCAAATATGTATTTTAGTGATAACGCTCCACTTGAGGTGGACATTTCTTTATCATTCCAAGAGACAAGAGTTTTAAATCGAAATGATATGCTAACTATAAAGGACGATCCTTTAAGAGGAATTATAAATGGTAGACCGAGCACAATTGCACCAGCTGCTGCGGCCGGCGAAAATATAGAAAACGTAGGAGGAGATTAATGGCATTTTTTAAACAGTTTCCAAAGATTCAGTATAATACGCTTCGTGATGGCATCATTAGCGATATCACAAATATCTATCGTCATGTCGATGTAAACGATGTTCTAATAGATGATGCTTCA